AGATACTGAACAGGTACAAGTATGACAGATAAACGTAAAATTATTCGTGGTGCTGGTGGTGGTGGTAGTCCTCCGCCTCCTCCGCAGCCGACAAGAACACCTGACACTTTACATAGTAAGCAGTTTGCAACCTTTCTTGATCTGATTAGTGAAGGAGAGATAGAAGGAAGTGCGTCTGCATCAAAAGAAGGTATTACAGACAAAACATCTACTGCATACAAAAACGCATACCTTAAAGATGTATTTTTAAATGATACTCCTATTCTTAAAGCAACAGCCTCATCATCAAGTCCAGCAACAACTGATTTTAACTTTCAAGATGTTACTTTTAATTCAAGATTTGGTACAGCAGATCAAACAAAAATTGTTGGCATTGAGAGTAGCCAATCAACAATTCCAGTTGGTGTTACTGTTACAGCAGATAGTCCAGTAACGAGACAAATTACAAATACAAATGTTGATCGAATTAAAGTATCAATAACATTTCCACAGATACAGATAGCAACAGAACAAGGAGATTTACTTGGAGATACAGTAAGTTTTAAAATTTCTGTTCAATATAATTCTGGTGGCTTTACTGATGTTCATACTGATACTGTTACAGGTAGAACTGCAGACGCATATCAAAAAGATTTTTCTGTTGAAGTTACAGGTGCATTTCCTGTTGATATAAGAGTTACAAGAATAACAGCAGACAGTACAAGTAGTAGTATCATAAATGCTTTCCAGTGGACAAGCTTTTCTGAAATTATTGATGATGCTTCTACTTATGCAAACTCTGCATATAACGCAATTAGATTAGATTCACAACAATTTAGTTCTATACCAACTAGAAAATATAGAATTAGAGGAATAAAAGTAAGAATACCGGGGGCTGGTGCCTCTAGTTCTGGTACACCAACTGTAGATACTGCTACTGGTCGTATTGTTTACCCTGATGGTTATATTTTTAATGGTGTTATGGGTGCTGCTGTTTGGACTTCATGCCCTGCAATGATTTTATTAGATTTATTAACAGATACAAGATATGGTTTTGGAGATCATGTAACCGACAGTAATCTCGATTTATTTTCATTTGTTACTGCTAGTAAATATGCAAACACTCTTGTGAGTGATGGTTTGGGTGGTGAGGAGGCTCGATTTAGTTGTAATGTAAATATCCAATCATCAAGTGAAGCTTTTGAACTTATAAATGAACTTGCCGGTGTAATGAGATGTATGCCGATTTGGTCTGCTGGAACAATTACCATAACTCAAGATTCGCCAAAAGATGCAAGTTATCTTTTTAATTTAAGTAATGTTACCTCTGAAGGTTTTAATTATTCAGGAAGCAGTTTAAAACAAAGGCATACTGCTGTGGCTGTTTCATATTTTAATATGGACAGTCAAGAAATAGATTATGAAGTTGTTGAAGATAGTACTGCTCAAAGTAAGTTTGGTATAATAACAAAACAAGTAAAAGGGTTTGGTTGTACATCAAGAGGGCAAGCTGCCAGATTAGGTCGAGCAATATTATTTGCAGAGCAGAATGAATCTGAATTGGTAAGTTTTTCTACTTCAATAGATGCTGGTGCTGTTGTTAGACCGGGTGCAATAATTGATATAAATGACCCTGTTCGTGCTGGTGTAAGAAGAGGTGGAAGGCTTGCTGGTGTAACTTCTACTACAGTGGTTACTGTAGATGATACAAATGCAACAGATTTTGCTGTAGATGCTTCTGGCAATCCAACTGGTGATGCAAAATTGAGTTTAGTTTTACCAGATGGTACTGTTGAAATAAAAGATATAAGCAGCATTTCTGGTGCAACAATAACAGTATCAGAAGCTTTTTCGCAGACACCAAATGTAAATACAATTTGGATTATTTCAAATGTAACAATAGAATCACAAAAATTTAGAGTAATAACTGTTGAAGAACAAGATGGAATTAATTATTCAATAACAGCACTTTCTTATGTTGAAGGGAAATATGCTTTTATTGAAGATGGCACAGCATTACCAGCAAGAAATGTAAGCATTTTAAATGAGTTAAAAGAACCACCAGTTGGACTTACAGCACAAGAAACTATTGTACCTATAAACAACCAAGCAGTATCAAAAATATTTATAAGTTGGCAACCAATAGTAGGTGTAATTGAATATCAAATAAATTACAGATATGAAAATGGAAACTTTGTTTCTGAAAAAGTTTCAAGACCTGATTTTGTTATTTTTAATAGTCAACTTGGGACATATGAAATTCAAGTATTTAGTTATAACGTACAAGGCCAACTTTCAGCTACATCTACTGACTTAACATTTGAAGCTGTTGGTAAAACAGCAGTACCACAAGATGTTACTAATTTAAGGATAGAACCAATATCAGATCAATTTGTAAGACTTCGTTTTGATAAAGCTACAGATGTAGACGTAGTGCATGGTGGCAACGTAGTTGTAAGAGCATCTAATATTGCAGATGGTACAGCAACTTTTACTAACTCTGTTGATGTTATTCCAGCTTTGCCCGGCAATGTAAGTGAATCTATTGTTCCAAATATTGTTACAGGAGAATATATTTTAAAATTTAGAGATGATGGTGGCAGACTAAGTTCTGGCGAAACATCTGTAATTGTTAATAGTCCAGACCCTTTTCCAAAATTAGTAGTTTTAGAAGATAGAGAAGATACTGATGCCACACCTTTTGCTGGTACAAAAGTTGATTGTTTCTTTTCTGATGATGTAAATGGTCTTGTTCTTGGTTCTCTTGATTTATTGGATGGTGTAACTGATTTTGATGCTATTGCTGACTTTGATTTTCTTGGTGCTGTTGATATTACTGGTGGTAGTTATGATTTTGCAAACACTTTAGATTTAGGTGGCAAACAACCTCTTAGATTACGCAGACATTTTGTTACTCAGGGCTTTATCCAAATGATTTAATTGATAAAAGATCAGCAAATATTGATACTTGGACAGACTTTGATGGTGCTACTGCATTTGATGTTGGCGCATCTTTATTAGTTGCCACAACGGATATTGACCCCGATACATCAGTATCGGCAACCTATGGGCAAAGTGGCACGACAATAACTATTACAAAAAGTTCTCATGGATATTCTGTTGGTGATTTTGTTGTCATTGATTTTACTGCTGGCAGTGCAACAGATGGAAATTACGAAATTGTAACTGTACCAAGTGCAAACACATTTACAGTCACTGCATCTACAAGTGCAACAATATCTGCTGGAACATCTTGTACATATGGTGCAAACTTTTCAAGATTTAATCCTTTTGTAAACGGAACATATGTTGGTCGTGGTTTTAAATTTAGATGTGAGATGGATTCAGATGACCCTGCACAATCAATAGAGATAGATCAGCTTGGATATACCGCAGAATTAGAAAGCAGAACAGAAACAAGTCTTGGTAATGCTGGTGCAAGTGGTGGGGGTATTATTTCTTCTGGAACCTCACAAAAATCAGTAACATTCACAAATACATTTTTCACTGGCAACACAGGAACTGGTGTTGCTGCAAATTCTGTTTTACCATCTGTTGCTATTACTATTGAAAATGCACAAAGTGGAGATTTCTTTGCTTTATCATCTATAACAGGAAGTGGTTTTAACATAGATATTAAAAATGGCTCTAGTCATGTAAACAGAGAATTTAAATATACTGCAACTGGTTTTGGTCGAGGCTCTTAAATTATGATAACCTTAAAGAAAAATTAGAGTACAATGGCTACCCACGATTATGTAATAGACAATAGTACAGGCGCAAATGTTCGTAGTGATTTAAATAATGTATTACAGGCAATATTAACAAATAACAGTTCTGGTTCTGCTCCTAGTACCACTGCTGCATATATGTTGTGGGCTGATACTAGTAATAATTTATTAAAAATGCGTAATTCAGCTAATGATGGCTGGATTGATCTAAGAACACTTACTGGTGGTGTAACAACAACTGCTGATGCAACAATAAATTCTGTAACTGTAGGTAAAGGTGCAAACTCTGTTGCTGGTAATACTGTTCTTGGGGAAACAGCTTTAGATTCTGGTTCTGTTTCTGGTGGAAATAATACTGCTATTGGTAAAGATGCTCTTACAGCAAATACTTCTGGTGCTAATAACGTGG